AAGTTTGGGTAGAAACCCACACTTATCACAATCCGAGGGAATGTCCTTGGGGATTTTATGAGCAAATTCCTGTGCCATACTCCACCGCCGCCGTTGTTGCGCCTGCCGTATGCATCATGAAAACCCCAAGCAGATACGCTATGTTGTTATTCTTGATGTGAGTAACGATGGAAGCCCATCGTGTAGCATCAATAACTTCGTTTACTTCTTCAGTTATCATCGTGATCACTCCAGCATGGATGGAGCGTGCACTCCTTTGTACTCTCCTGCTTTAACTTCCCATGAAATACCGTCAGGGACGACACCTCCTGGTACGCCTGCAGCGTCGAGTATCACCAAACCACATGGGGCTTTGAAGAACCCTGTGGATAATTTTTGGGATTGCCCGGTAGCAAGAGTAGCAACACGGACCCATGGACTGTTAGCGAGAACGCCATCAGCATCATAAGGTGGTCGATTACCACTGTTCTGAAGAAGCGCACCAAGGGTACCGCTATCATCAGCCATTAGATTATCATACGGAACATCTCCGGTGGGGGTTGTTGGGGAAACTTCTGAATTCCCAGCCAAGTCATATTCTTCAAGAATCGAATATCGAGTAGCACCGCCAGCACCCCAAGAAAAGGACTTTTGTGTTCCAGCAGCATCTACGACTATAGTGAGAGCAAACTCACCAAGGGTCATTGGCACAGCAAAAAACCCTTCATTATACTGAATAGGATCAGCAACCGTAATGTCCGCACCAGAGCGTACACGGAAATCCTCCCAACGTGCTAACTGCGCATCCTTGAGACGAGCCCTCTCATCCTTTGAGTTTTCCAAATACATGGCATAGGCCATCTTCAAAGCACGAGAGTTCATCCAGTTATCTGCCAGGGCATAAACATAGACTTCTCCCACAGTAGAATTAGCAGTTAGATCTAACTTGCATTCGTACGTGCGGGCTTGCCGATAGAGACGGCGATTGACCTTGCTTAAATTCTTAGCCAAATCAATTTCCATATTCGGACCAATCGGATCGGGCGATGGTCGATATAGTTGTCCTTTTCTTACTACAGGGTAGTGCTTCGTCCTTTTTCCACGGGCCATGAATTGGCCCTAACCCGACACTCTAAAAAGATTAGGGTAACGGTTCGCTTCGCATCCACATTCCCATAGGTCTTGATAATCGTGGATATTTCCCGCTAAAGCCGTTGAAGAATTTGCTTAGTTCAAGCCTCTTCTGCCTTGGTGCTTTAATCGGTTTCGTCATATATGCAACTTTAGCAGCATATCTAATTGTCTGGTCAAACTCTGTTTTGTCAGCCCAGTCAAGTGAATACCGTCTACCGAGCCCTAGGTTCTCGATTTGCGAATTATTTCCGCCTGTTACCTCCGTTCTGTCTAGCAGATCGCCGGCCTCCCAAATTCTATCCTTAGTCTCTGTAATTTCATCAGACCAGGATAGTTTGTCCGTCAGTATAATTGAGTGATTGTGAACATTCCACCAATTCTTCTGATCGTTCCAAGTAAACTCAAGGTTGTGACACCCAGCATGCACACCCATATCTTTCAACAACGTGTTCAAGCCACGCATTGAATGAGCACCAGTTCTGCCCGAAAAGTTCGTGCGTTCCGTGATATACGAATATTGATCACGGAGACTGGCCCTCCGGATGCCTCTCTTATGTTTTAGACCAGGCAACGTTGTTGTTAGGACACCGACCCGCAGGTCACTGCCTTCATCCTCCATCAACGAAATCTCTCCTGCCAATCTTCTACCAAGTTGCCATGTTCTTTTCGCTGCCCGTCTTGTTTCGCATTTAGGACACATAAGATGCCTACTGCACATCGACGTATCGTTCCTGTTTCTACTGCTGCCAATGCAGCCCGCATGGGCGTATTCAACCGGATCCGCTATCTTCCATTTCATTTCATTCCACTCCAGAGGACCCTACTCCAAACAATATGTTATTTTTCCGCAGGTTCTGTATATTAACAAGGGTTTCTATCCTTCCCGCTTTCACCGGATAATCAAGATTCAATCCGTTGGCTGGCGGTGCTATCCAACAGGTGCCGCAAATCGACAAATCCTTCAGACAGTCTAATGTCAATTCTTCACGTCCGCATAGACGGCATTCAGGAATATAGATCATTATTCTTCCTCCTGATCGTAAATACCATCTTGTATTTTCCATCGTTCGACAATAGACTTATCGAATGAACTATCAACCGCAACAGGTCGCCAAGTCCATTTACCATTCTTCTTAACTCTCCAGTAGAGTTTCGCCATCATTCTTCCTCCAAATCAGATTTTAGTTCTCTAATCTCTTGATGCAGAATTGCAATCAAGTCTTGGGCTTCGTTAAACAATTGCTTGTAACTTCTTCGGGCTTCATTGGTGTTCGCCATGTTACATGCTAGGGGCCATGTATACATAAAGGTTGTGTATACATAAGTATACTAATCAACCCATTCGTGACCGCATTTGTAGCAGCGCACATGATAGACAATCTCGTTTCCTGTAAACTCTGGAAGTATTACACTCACGTCTTCAAGTTTGGGTAGAAACCCACACTTATCACAATCCGAGGGAATGTCCTTGGGGATTTTATGAGCAAATTCCTGTGCCATACTCCACCGCCGCCGTTGTTGCGCCTGCCGTATGCATCATGAAAA